AAAAAAACCACTACCAGAAGATGAAATTAGATGGTATCCTATGGTTCAATACCAAACAGAAGAACAAAACAAAATTTTACAAACAGGACCATTCACACCAAACATATTAAACTTACAATCAGACAACATATGTGCATTTTACAAATACAAATTTACTTGGGGAGGATCACCACCAAAACATATTGACATTGAAGACCCTTCTCACCAGATACAGTACCCTATACCCAGTACTGAGTATGAAACAACTTCGTTACAGAATCCAGGGACAGCCCCAGAAAGCCTACTCTATTCCTTCGACTTCAGACATGGGAACCTCACAACAACAGCTCTCTCAAGAATTACAAAAGACTGGCCTATTAAAGAAACTTTATCTTCAATTACAGAACCAACACAACGACAACTTCTTCAACAAGCTATCCAACACCTTCAGGAGTCAGAACAAAACCAGGAGAAAAAAGAAAAAGAGACGCAGATACTCCTCAACCAGCTCCGAGAGCAGCAGCAGTGCTACAGACAGCAAATAATTCAACTGTTAACAAACCAGTAATATTTCAATGTGTAAAAAAAGTAAAGCTTTTTGAAAAACCTGAACCCTTTAAAAACCGTAGACTTACAGGCCCTGAATTTGAAACAGAATTACAATTATGTAAATGGATGAAAAGACCCCCTAGAACACACTTTTATGATCCTCCCTTTTATCCCTGGTTACCACCAGAACCTATTGTAAACTTTGATTTAAACTATCAATAAACAAGGCCAGCAAATATTCACTTGGTGGAGTCTGTTTATTAAAGTTAAACTTAAATAAACCAACACCGCCTCCCTAATACGCAGGCGCACAAGGGGGCTCCGCCCCCTTAAACCCCCAAGGGGGCTCCGCCCCCTTAAACCCCCAAGGGGGCTCCGCCCCCTTACACCCCCTAATAAATATTCAACAGGAAAACCACCTAATTTGAATTGCCGACCACAAACCGTCACTTACTTCCCCTTTTTACACTTACTTCCCCTTTTGCTCATTATTATTCATTACATTAATTAATAATCACCGTAATTCCGGGGAGGAGCTAAATAACTATATAAGCAAGTATACTTCCGAATGGCTGAGTTTATGCCGCCAGACGGAGACGGGATCACAACAGTGACTCCAGGCTGATCACGGGCGGGTGCTGAAGGTGAGTGAAACCACCGAAATCAAGGGGCAATTCGGGCTTGATCAGTCTGGCGGAACGGGCAAGAAACTTAAAAATATATATTTTATTTTAGATGTCAAGCTGCTTTAAACCTACATTCTACAATACTAAAGGAAAGCAGACACAATGGATGAATAACATTTTCTGCACCCACGACTTATTTTGCTCCTGTGACAACGTACTCAAACATTTACTTCTAACATTATCAGAGAAAAACGAAAAAATTGAAGTGACAACCAAAGAAAAGAAAGAAATTCTACAATGCCTTACTACTACAGAAGAGGTTTCTACCCACGCCGTAGAAAATGGAGACCTAGACGAACTTGGTTTAGAAGCCATTTTCGCAGAAGACGTTACAGAAGACACTGGGTAAGCAACCCTCTAAATAAAATAACTTTAAAACAATGGCAACCGCCATTTAAAAAGACATGCTATATCAAAGGAGAGACTTGTTTAATATACTATAACAACAATAGACTGGGACAAAACTCTGTAATGTATGAAAAAAGTATTGTACCTGATCATTGGCCGGGAGGGGGATCTTTTACTGTGTTAAAATATACTCTAGATACTTTGTATGATATGCATAAAGAATGTAGAAATTGGTGGACAGGAAGCAATGCAGATTTGCCTTTAGTAAAGTATCATGGATGTACTTTAAAGATATATCAACCTAAATATACAGACGCTATAGTAAGAGTATTTAACACATTACCAGCTGTAAGCAACAAATTAACATACCCCGGCACACATCCAAACATGATGCTAATGACAACAAACAAGCACATAATTCCAAGCAGAGAAACAAGAAAAAAAAGAAAGCCATACACAGTAATAAAAGTACCTCCACCTCCACAATTTGAAAACAAATGGTACTTTGCAACAGACATATTTAAAATACCACTACTAACAATACACGCCACAGCAGCTAACTTAACAAACCCATACATTAAACCACAAAACAATTCACATAACACAACATTTATGGGTTTAAACACAGCTTCAATACAAAACAAAAACTTTGCTACAAAAGTAGACTACTGGCCCTTTAAATACGTAGGAACAGTAGCATACTACTTTTACTTAGATACAGGAGACCAACAAGTAGAATCCTCAAACATAGACATAAGACACTTAGTACCACTAACAAACCCAATAATAAATACACCCGGAACAGCCTTTTTAGACATGGTCTCAAACAGACCTACATGGTCTGAATATATTAAAAATTGGAAAAAATATGCAGGAAATCCATTCCACAGAGAACAAGAACAACATTTAGAACACCTATACTTTAGCATTAGATCACCACAAACAATAATTACAAATACACAATCAAAAGATGGAAATTCACCAATAAAATGGTCTGATATACAAGACGGAACACAAACACAACCTTTAACACCATTTAATGAACCTATATTCGTACCATTTCAATACAATCCAGACAGAGACACTGGAGAAGACACAGAGGCATACCTAGTAAAAAACTACGAAGGACACGGATGGGATAACCCACAAATTCCAGAAATTACATTATCAGGTTTTCCAATGTGGCTATTACTATGGGGATACGTAGACTTTCAAAAACACTTAAAAAAAGCAATTAATATAGACACAACATACATACTAGTTATAAAAAGCAAATTTACACAAAGACCCAGAGAATACCCCATAGTACCAATAAACAATTCATTTATACAAGGAAATAGCCCATATGAAAAAAAACCACTACCAGAAGATGAAATTAGATGGTATCCTATGGTTCAATACCAAACAGAAGAACAAAACAAAATTTTACAAACAGGACCATTCACACCAAACATATTAAACTTACAATCAGACAAC